AGGTGACCAATTCCAAAAGTTGGTAAATTTAAGTGGTCCAAATATATTTCGTACTTGCAGCCCTCATCAGAAGCAAGCTCCTGACGTAGCTGGTCTATGGTTGTAGATTTCATCTTGTCCTCTGTGCTATCTGTAAGTTTCGTTCACGCTCAACTGGGTTGTCACCCAAGAGCGAAGGATCGAGGTTCGCGGTGTTAAGTGCGGGGACCGCCATTTGGGCAGGTGCGGCCCCCGCTTGCGCTGCCGCTGGAGGAGGGACGGCTGCTGCAACTGGTTGTTCAGGTGTCTCCAGTTGAGATGTTTCGTCTAATATAGAACGTCGCATTTCAAGAAGTGTCTTTGGCTTGTAACCTAATGGTTCTTCCCCTTCAGGAAGAAATTCTGTCAACTTCATGTTTTGAAATTCATTTCTTATTTGCGCCAACTGATTAACAGGAACCATGTCACCACCGTAGTCACGTTGTGCTCGGTTTACTTGAACCACAATGTTGTCTGGTATTCTTACGGGTGTAAACTGACCGTCGTATACAGCTTCCCAGTTTGCGATCTTTTGTTTCTGTAGTTCTCTTCTAATTTCAGGCTTCTTCATCCCCAGTGCTTCCATCTTTTTTATAAGACGATGCATTTTGTTTTGTATAACAAACGCCCTTTCGTTCATGTTGCGATATGCTTCAATTACATTATCGGCTTTCAATGGTGAGTTTTCACCTGTGCGCAAAGCCCTGTTAAACAAAGACTGCGGTCGTCTAGCTTCGGTATTATATTCAAGACCACGGTACATTAGTGCACGTTGAGGTGTGACTTTATACTCGCCAATTCCCGTAAACAATCTGGCAACCTCTTCTCCAACCTGTCGGACATTACCTCTGCTATCAACTCCCGCGCCAAGTGCAGTGGCAATTCTGCCGTTCATCTCTAGGTCACCCCCAAGAATAAAGCTTCTTTCAACCTTTGTAGTGCGTGGGTCAACCTTGGCAATTTCACCAAAAGTTTCTCGTACTATACCGGGGTTCAGCGACTCAGCAATATGGACAAATGACTTAGCCATCTTTGTGCCAATACTATCCACGTCACCTTCGTTCCAAACACGAGCACCTGTTCTTGTTCTACCCTGACGAAGAGTAACATCAGCTATTCTTTCTGCGAAGATTGCTTCTTCTGCAAAAGGACTTAGCATCTCTGACAGCATTTGAATACCTGCGTTTGTTGCAATTTCTGCCGCGTTCAGATCAAGTTCGTTGCCTTTGTTTACTTCATTAAGAATAGCAGCCACAGGTCGCTTTAAATAATCATACGGATTAAAGAAACTGTAATCGATATACCCCGTAATCTGACCGTCCTTGTCAACAGAAGTCGGTATAAGTGTGCTGTTCTGACTCCAGGGTGGAGCTATTTCACGCAGCGCATCAATGGCTTCTGCTGTTGTGTTGGTCATCAACATTCCAAACTGTTGAACTGCTGGTCCTGCTGTTGTTGTTGTAAGTGTTAGACCAGTCAGGCGACGACGACCTATGTCTCGTAGGTTTTGTCCTGTGTCATACATAGTAGAGTCGCCACCGCGTTGCATAATTTGACGACCCTCTTCCATCATCCGCCGACCTTCTTGTATTTCGTCAACGGAACGCTTTAAAATGTTTGTGGTTGTACGAACTATTTCCGCAGGAAAAGCGACAAAGTTACCGATAGGTAGTTTGCGAAGGTCTTTAACAAACTGGGGGACACGGTCGTAGTTGGGAACTGTATTCTTTACAATGTCAGCAGAGTAATCGTTTAAGTCTCTGAAGCCTCTTTGTCTGGCATACCTTTCAGCTAACTCTTCGTTGCCCCTAAAAGCGTTTATTAACTTTGAGCGTTCAAAGTCAAAGCTGTATATCTTCCAGATATCGTCACCACCTTGGTACAAATCTCTGGCACCTTTGTCTATGCTACTAATAAACTGACCAAGTTTGCCTCTAGCTTTTTTCTGCGCAAGGTTTACGCCATACTGATCAAACTCTCCGCCGCGTGTGACTGCTAGGCCGTCGTCTATAATGCGGTCGATCTCACGGATCTGTGCTTGTGTGCCAATAATGCCGTTTTCTTGTAGCATCTGATAAAACTCTGCGCGTTTTTCTGGCGCAGTTCTTCTGATGTTTTCAAGAACCAAGGACATAGACTCACCGACATTTGCTCCACGTCCCCAGTTTCCGTTAGCCGCAGCAAACAAGGCAGCAGAAGTTACGTTACGAACTTGTGTTACGGGGCTAAAAACTGTTGCTGCTTTCTGTGCAAAACCTTTACCCAGCATAAAGGTGCTATAAGCAAGGTTAATTATGGGTGCTGTTTCATACCAAGTTGATCTGGTTATGTCGTTGTACACTCCACGCTTAACCCATGTCTCACCAGTGGAGATGGGGTTACCGTCATCGTCCAAATTATTTTTTCTACTTCTTGATTGAAGTGTACCTGTGCCCTCTTCTGTAAGCTCAACGTACTTTGCTTTTTCTTCAAGAGCAAGACGGTTGTATACATCTCCGCCTATGATATCAGAGTCATCTGCTAACCTGCCGCCCTGCACAAGATTGGGGTCCAATACTTTTGTTGAATCCATAAAAGAATAGAATCTTTCTTTAGCTATAAACTCTGACATATCAGCCATCGTGGCAGCAAAAGCATCTACTGGATTTTTAATTTCACCCAACATCAAACGAATGGCTTCGTTATCCACACGTCTTGGAGCAAGAAGACCAGTCTTTAGTTTGTCTCTAATAATCCTGCCAGACACTTTATCCTCAAGACCAACGCCCACTTTTTTGCGATATTTGTTTGCAATCGAGTCAAGTATTTCATTAACGAACTGAGGTGCAACGCCACCGTCTGTACGAATTCCAAGTTCTTCACCTTCACCTAGTGGACGCACAATTTTTTGATACAAATCTTTTGTTGTGTTGTAGTTAGCGGGGTCAGACAACAAATTAGACGCTGCGTTTCTGTTTTGTATGTATTCTTGAGATGGTCGCACTCCTCTGGCCTGATTACCAAAGTATGCGTCTGGGTCATCAAACACTCTGTACTTTTTACGAAGATAGGATCCAAGGTTAGCCAATATCTCTTCCTGTGCATCTTCTCCAAGCTGCTGCGTGAAGTAACGTGACTGTGATATATCTAATGTCAAATCATCTATTTGACTTCGCATTGTTTGTGCGGCACGTTTAATTTGTGGCGTGGGTAGTGCATTTAACAAAACCTGCCGACCTTCTGGAGTTTCTTCTGTTAAGAACCTATACACACCGTTAAGAATTTCAGTTCTTTCAAGAGCAGTTGACTTGCTGCGCATGAACCGACCAAGTCTTGTGTTTGTACCAAGTTCCTTGTCAATTGCATCTTCAAGCTGCTTCATTGTACGACCAGCTTTGGTAGCGACAGAATCAAGGTAGCCTTGCATCCCGCCCCGAACTTCTGCTACATCCTTGTCAAGATTGCCTCTGAATCTAAACCTTGCCATTAGCCCTTGATAAACGTCACCAACTGTAGTGCCTGGACGACCTTTAGTTAGCTTTAAAATTGTGTCGTTAACCTGTGTATTAGCTATTGACTCTGCAAGCCTAGAGTTACCCGCCGCCTCCGCCGCCGCTCTTAATTTAGTAACAGTAGGTACAGCAACAGCTTCCAGTCCTGCACCTGTGATATCAGCGACAGGCTTGCCCATAATAGCTAACCCTTTTATAGCATACGGCACACTGGCAAAAAGCGCACCTGCTTCCGCTCCTATCTTCAATTTGTTTTCTAACAAACGAAGAGCCTCTTCTTTTCCAGTTAAACCAACGCTTTTATCTGTAAGTGTTGGCCCACCTTCTACAAAATCACCAATGGTCATGGTGCCGTCACTAGCAACTATCGTGTCGGCTAACGTCGCTGCGCCTACCTGCTGCGCCTGCAATATTCTGCGCTCACCTTTTGTTATACCCCTGCCTGGAAGAACAGATGCACGACCCTTACGAACAGCCTGGTCTAATCTACCCAGACGGGACAATCTGACTGCGGCTTTCGCAGCAAGACCACCGGGAAGAATAAATTGAGTCGCAACTTCTGCTAATTGACCGGGCAAGCCTACAGGGTCAAGACCAAGATAGTCTTGCAGTGCTTCGCTTTCTTCTTGAATCCTGTTGGCGTAGTCTGTGTCAAAGAAGTAATCCGACGGTAGCGCAAGCAGTTCGCCGATACCCTGCCCCGCTTTAATGGCACCCGCTCCAACACCCTCTGCAATCTCTTGCAGGAAACCTTCGGACTCAGTTTCGGGGTCCACGGTCCGCTCTGGGCTAACCCGTGTCTTACCTTCTCTACCTGCGGCACCAAAACTTGGGGGCAGGGCAGGTTCTTCGTCTTTTTCTT